TGACGGGGGTAGTTATTACTCTTTTAAAACAATTATTAAATTATATTATATTATGGCAACAAGACCAAACACAAAAGCAAAAGAAATTTTAGTTGACGAAGAAATCGCAACGCAAGAATATACCGAAGTGGTTGAAACTCCAAAACCGGTAAAAAAAGAACCACAAAAACCAACTTGGGAAATTAAAGACCGTACCTATATTATAGCGGACAGTCATGCTGGTTTAACGTATACTTTACAAAGTAGACACTCAGTTAGATACCCTTTATTGTGGTTTAATCAAGAAACTGGTGAGCAAGAAGAATTACGTTATGCAACAAATCAGAATTCTCCATTAGTTAGTGAACAAAAAGGACAATCTACATTAGGACATATTATGTTTGAAAATGGAGTTCTTAATGTTCCAAAAGAAAGACAA